AACTGCGGTAAGCATTGCTTCACCAGTGTATTTTTCCAAATACAAAAGATTGGTTCGGATGCTAAGAGTGCCAGTTCCAGCTTCATCAATATAACTATTGCTACCATCGTGATAAATCTGCAAATCACTGCCAGCACCGAAGATGGCCTTGTCGTTGTCCCCGAAGGTTACGTCAGCCGTTACTGTAGCGCCGCCATCCTTTAGGGTTACACCATCAATAACTACACCATTAGCTGAAGTAATCTCGCTAATAGTATCTACATTAAGTCCACCTGTGGCAGTAGTCGCACCAGTTACACCTAAAGTTGTACTTACAGTAGCTGCACCAGTTACAGCTAGAGTACTACCATCAAATGTTAAATTACCGCTATCTTCTAAAGCACCACTTGTTCCAGCTAATACAACACGTCCTGATGTAAGGTCACTAACTATAGCACTAGCAAGAGTACTCTCTCCTGTTACACCTAGCGTACTACTTAATGTAGTCGCACCAGTTACACCTAAAGTTCCAGCTACTGCTGTATTACCTGTAGCAGACGCAACAGTAAACTTATTAGTGTTTATATCAAAGTCACCATCAATGCCAGTAGCACCAGTAACAGCAAGTGTACTAGAAAGTGTAGCTGCTCCCGTTACACCTAAAGTAGAGCTTAAAGTTGTAGCACCAGTCACACCTAAAGTTGAACTAAGTGTAGTTGCTCCTGTTACACCCAAAGTTGAACTTAAAGTTGTAGCTCCCGTTACACCTAGCGTACCTGTAATGCTTGCGTTCTCGTCAACATCAAGAGTATCTATATGGGCTGTGCCATCAAGGAAGAGATCTTTATACTCTAAGGAAGTTGTACCAAGGTCAACTGTATTGTCAGTCTTAGGGCGTAGTACGGAAGCTGTAGCTACAACGTCTTGACTAGGGCCAATCGTTTCAATAGGCGCACCCTCACCTGCAGTGCCATCGTGTGTATGACCTGTTGAAGCGTCAAACGCTGATTGAATAGCGTCGTACTCAGAATCTAAGTCAGACGCATTTATGATATTGCCATCAGCAATGTTGTTTGCTGTGTCAGCCCTCGTGTATCCCGTACCCATAGCTTACTCTCTCTTCCTTATTGTCTATCATGCGCTGCAAACTCTAACGTAGCTGCATCTAGTGAAAATGGTGGATCTGTTCCTTCAAAGATATACTGTATTGATACAACAAAACCTGAACCTACTACTTGATTATTAAACACCGATACAAGCTTACCACCATAACTACCTGTGCCGTAACTTGATACACCGTAAAACGCAACAGTAGCTGTCGTGTTAGCTATACCTACAGATGTAGGCTGTATCTTATTAGGTTCATCAAAGTCAAACTTTAACGTTGCGTTACCATCTACTGAACCTTCAGGATCAATGTAAGTAGACAGCTTATACATAGTCTTTCTTATACGTGGATCACCCATAGCAAAGAAAGGTGTACTAAATGAAGCTAAGATATTTGCAGTATCAAAACTGTTACCACTCTCCATACGATACACGTAACCATCACTATTAGCAAATATAATTACTTCATCTGCATCGTCAGTAGAGAATACACTATCCGCTACATAAGAACGTATACCTCTAGTTTCAGCCCACGCCATACCTTGTGATGTTTGATCAGCAAACTGAGTACCAAGTATACCTTGCGCTGAGTCTTCACTAATAGCTGCAGCGTAACCGAATAACCTGTACTGGTTTTTCTTTCTGATTACACAAGAGCTAAACTTAGTATTAGAACTAAACAGTTGGTTTGTTTCGCTCTGTATAGGTCTTGATGCAACAGCTAAACCAAAGTCACCAATACGATCAGTTGCACTTAATAGTCTAATACCATCAGGACCAACAAATGCAATATCACCGCCAACCTCTTGAATAGTATCTTCTTTAATACAACCAATGTCTAGTGATATAGGTTGTAACTGAAAGTCAGCTATTGTATTACCTACAAGTCTATGTATTTTACCACGACTAAATATAATTAACTGTTCACGAAAAACTATTAAACCTGTAATATCATCCGTAACATTTATAACACCAGCACCATTAGCTGCACTAAAGTCATTATCAGTAAACGGTGCAGTAAAACTTAAAGTGCTACCCTTACCGAAGAATATCTGGCTTTTAAAAGCTACTACATGGTCTGCTGCATCTACATCGCTTGGTGCAGCAGTAAGTTCAGTAAACGTTGTACCGTCATACTTATACGGTTTGTTAGTACCGTCAACTACCATGACACTAGGTGTACCGCTAAAGTTATACCTAGTGAATCTATTTACACCGCCCAGCGCTCTCTCTGTAGCTAAGAATGTAATAGCTGCATTATCAGCAGGGCTAGAAGCTAGAGCAGGGTTAATCGCTAGAGTAGCACCACCAGAGCTTACAGAAGCGTCTGACGTAACAGTGTAGACTTTCTCAATACCAGCTACAGTAAATGTATCACCTGCCTGTGGTGTACCTGTAAGTCCATCTACTATTAAGCTTGTACCAGTTTGACTTCCACCGTTAACTAATACAGTTCCGTATGAAGGTACATTTATTTGTGTCCAACCTGATCCAGTAGACTTAAATATATCACCATTACGATAAGCTATAGCGTTCTGGTTAAAGTAGTACAAACCTTCTATAACATCAGAGGTATTACTAAAAGTAATTGCAGCTTGATCAGCAGGTGAGCTATCTAGTGATGTAGTAAGCGTAATAGTAGCTGAGTTATTAGCTGCACTAAATGTTACACCTGATGTAGCAATAGTGTATGTACCTGTTACACCCGCTATCGTTAATGTATCACCGTCCTGTGGTTCAGTATTAATGTTAGCTATGTTTAGCGTAGTACCAGACTGACCACTACCTTGTACTTTAGGCATACCGTAGGGTGGTACTGTATCAGAGTCAAACTTATTAAATCCCTCTATGCGTCTGTAGCCACCCTCAATGGATGGCTCAAAGTTACGCAAAGTACGAGCAGAGCCAGGAGAGTTAATACCTTGCTGTAAAGGGCTTGCATTGGTTATTAAACCACCCTTAAACTCGACAGGATATGTCTGCCATTGTGTAGGCATATTTAACTAACTCTCGTTGCATTAGAGTAATGTGTAGTGCGGTGAATACGTGTATCCCTCAAGTAGTCATAACGATTAATATAAAGTGTACGCATATTCTTTATACCAGCTTCAAACTTTTGTTGTTGTATATTTGCATCCTGAGTATTACCTCTAAATAGATAAGCATAATACATAGACCCATCAGCTATAACGTAACGAAACTGTTCAGGTACGCTAGGTACATCAGTTGCATTAATTAAGTCTACAGGTAATCTATAATACTCGTACACTAACTCATATGCGTTATCTGGGGGTGGTACTACGCCATACTCCATGTTAGGTGTACGGAATATACTCTTAGGCAAACCTCTTATAGTATCACTTGTATTATACTCATTATCAATAAACTTGTCAAGGTATTCTTCGTAAGAAAGTATTTTTAGTTTTTCTGTTTGGTTATTAAATGTAGAGTTACGCTTAATACGAAAGCTATCCATATCAGGTACTTTCATATCATTAGGAAATGCGTAACGTGTCTCACCTGCAGTAAGTGTATCTTCTTGTTCTACGTGGTTAAAGGGCCACTCAAACTCGTGCTGGTTAATATAACGTATAGCTGCATTTACACTGTCTTTAGCTGCACTATAAAAACCTATAGCGTTACCAAAGTTATCACTTGTAAGTTCAACTTCATTCAAACGCTTATTGACATCATTTACTAAACCTAAAAAGTCATATGCCATATTAGCGTTCCCTTACCCGAAGCTTAATACTTCTTTCAGCAATACTGCCTGTACTGTCAGTCATAGTACAAAAGAAAGTGTACTCTTCATTATTTGTACCACCAGCTATATTAATTGTAGCTACAGTACTTGTAGTAGACTGTGCAGTATTCTGAATAGTATCTGTACTTGCACCACCTGATGCAGTATTTAAATCTTGACCTGCAGCTAAGGTAGTCTTTGTAGTGTACGATGTAGTCTTAACTGACCAAACAACACTCGCTATAGTTGCACTACCTAAGAAACGTGACCAGTCTACACTGTAGTCTAACGTTTCATCTGGATCTTTATTAGGCCATCTAAAGCTCATGCTTAATCCTCAGTTGCAAATACAGTACGTTCCGCTGCAGTAGATTGTCTTTCTATAAAAACTATTCTTATCTGCTGGGGAATACGCACCGTTCTATCTTTTGTTGTAGTACCACGTTCAATAAATATTAATCTATTCTCTTGAGGTACTCTGGCTGTTCTCTCTGCTGATGTAGACATTTATGCAGCCCTCGCTATATAAATAGTTCTACGTCTGCTGTACTGTTCTTTAAAGGCATCAAAGTCAAATATAATACCTGTAGCTGTTACTGTACCTACCTGACCTGTACCACTTACACCTGTAGGGTATACTTCTGATCCGTACTCTATTTGACCTAATGCAGTAGTACCTACAACGCCTACAAGAGTTACAGTATTGCTAAGTGCTAATGTACCTATTTGACCTGTAGCTGATACAGAAGCTATAGCCTCAGATGTATTCTCTACTACAGTGCCTACTGCACCAGTTGCACTTACACCAGTCAAACCTGCAGCAGTGTTAGGTTGTACTGTGTTTACTTGACCTGTAGCGCTTACACTCTCAAGTACTTCAGTAGGTTTCTCTTCTACTGTATTTACTTGGCCTGTACCTGCAACACCTGTAAGTGTAACTGTGTTGCTGTGCTCTAAGGCTCCTACTGCACCAGTACCTACTACACCCGTAAGACCAGCAGCAGTATTAACTTGTATCGTACCTAGAGCAGTACTACCAAGAGTACTATCAGTAATACGCTCCGTAACATCTATCTCAAAGCCACCAGCACTTACAGGTTCTAACGCTGTTGTACCAGCTACACCTGTTAGGCTTGCTGAGATGTTTATTACACCATACTCTGCTACACCGTATCTACCAGTGCCGTAACGTGCAGAGGTGGCGATAAAAGCCATAGTTTATCCTTTAAGCAATACGAATGATTGCTGTGCTTGCTCCTGCAGCAGGGAACTCAATAGTTAAATCACCTGCAGTAGCACTTACTGTACCACCAAAGTCAATTACTGCAATAGCTTTATTTGCTTGACCTGCATTATAAATAATACATCCATCCGCTGAAGTAGTTACGTCTGCAAACGTTTCATCTGCAAAGTCTACAATAGCTGTTGTTCCACTTACTGAAATAGTCGCACTATCAAGTACGTTACCACCAGCAGTGTAGTTCGTACCAGATGACTCATCAGAGTTACCTGTCACGTCACTGTAATTAGTTGTAGTTGCGTCATATGTACCGCTAGGTGAAGCCTTAATCAAAGCAAGCTTAATGCTATCAGTGTCTAAATCATGGACACCACCAAGTAGCTCTGACTTGAAACTTGTACACATTGCTGTTGTAATAGCCATGTTTTAGATCCTTTAGATATGAGTAAGGGGCCACCCGAAAGCAGCCCCAAAGAAGTTTTACTTATGCAAGTGCGTCACGAGCTACTTCATCAGCAGCAGTGTCACCCATGTCTGTGCAATCCATCAAGACAGCCCATACACGGAACTTACCTGAAGTAACTGCGCCACCTGAAAGTGAAGCAATAGTTACGTCAATGTTGTCATCAGCAACAGCCATTACAGGCTGATATACTGCAGGGTTCTGTGCAACAACAGCAGCCGCTGAAGTGGCGTCAAAACCATCAACAAACACGTCAGGGTCAACACCTGTACCTAAGTCTACTGTAAAAGTAGAACCGTCAGTAGCAGTATCAACTTCAATACCTGCGTTCAAGATCATCGTACCTTTTGGTACAGCAATAACAGGAATAATGTCGGTTGCTGCAAGAGCAGAACCTTTATCTGATAAAGCTGTAGCCCAGTTTAAGGTAGTTTGAACCATGAAAGGGTTACGTCCACGCTGAGAGTTTCCAGCCGCAGAACGAAGTGTGTTATCACCAAGTGCCATATCTCACTCCTCCCTTATAGACCAGATGTGTAGATTGCATTAACCAACGCTTCTGGACGTAGAATTTTGCGCCCGTAAAGGTGCATACCACGTACAATGTCAGCAAATGAATCTGGATCACGGTAAGTCTCAGTCTTGTTGATCTGCTCAGCAGTAGCTGCAGCAGTCGAATGTCCAGCTACCAACACACCGTAGTGAGTTGAACCTGTAGATGTAGTTGAGGTTGGACCATCACCTACTTCTGGCAGATTGTTAGACATGTAGACTTTGAAGCCGTGAATGTTGTTGAAGATCAAGCCGTTCTGTAAACCTGAACCACCGAAGTCTGCGTTCAAAAGACGTGAGTCTTCATCTTTCAAGAGTTCAGCAAATACAGGATCTAGAACCAACCAACGACCATTGGTATCAACATTCTGTTGGTCCAACTTACGTGACATCCGTGCAATAACTTGCATAGGTGTAGCGTTAGCTGTGGTAGTGTTCAATGAGTCAGCACCTGTACGGGGCTTAACTACGATTGAGTTACCAGACACACCGCCGTTAAAGTCAGAAGCGTCAAGCTTCATGCTTGTAAGCAGTTCGTCAGAACCAGCAGTTGAAACAGCTTTAGTGCCGTTCACTGTTGTGTTTGCAGTGTTAGCCTTGCCGTGGATAGCTGATTGAGTGAAACCAGACATATAACCAAGAACGTCTTGGTCAAACTGGTCAGCCAAACGATAAGCTGCACGATCAGATGCTACACTTTGGAAGTTGATGTGACTATGAGCTTCTTCGATGTCATCGACTTTGAAAGCAAAATAGTTCGCTTTATCTACAGTCAATGAAAAGTCTTCATCGTCAAGGTCTTGTGGTGTGATAGTCGTGCCACGGGCATACGACTTCACTGTGATCTCAGGTTCTTTGATAATCTTAACGGAATCACCCATGTTAGCAATCTCTCCAAAATAATCAGAGTTTGTGATTGCTTCTACAATAGAGGCCTTGCGGAAAGCAAGCTGAACCTGTTTACTGTAGATTACGGGGCTAAAGTTACCGTTGGGTAGATTACCATAACCTGACGCTGTTGCGAAAGCCATGATATAATCCTCCATAGATAGTTAGGCTTATTAAAGTTATAAGCATTAACATCAGGTAAGAGGCTGTTCTTTCTAGGGTGCAACTTACATAAACATGGCCTTGTTTAAATGTAAGTCGGGCCTGTACTTGATCAGGTAGGTCTTAACATATTTGTCTTCGCTTAGTTTGTTAAAGTAAAACTATGGTAGCTACAGTGTAGGGCATAGGTTTACTTTTCTTAACATACACAGTTATACTTATAGATTGTGTAATGTCAATACCTTATTTAACGTGCACCACCAGAAACATCATAAATAAACTTACCACTACGGATAGATTCCATGATCTCATCTGAACGGCTCTCGTATTCTTCTGCACTCATGCGCTGAACCGTAGACTCTTTCAAGTGTCCTGCAGGGTTGTCATTGTCTGGTTTACTTGTACGTTTAGTTCTTACAGCAGATGCAGCATCTCGTGTACTCTGCCGTTTACCTTTAGTGTCCATGCCTTTGTCAACCTTGTACAGATCAATAACACGGATCACTGAATGTGGATCGTCTTGGTTCTCATACAGTGCATCTTGCACCCACTTAGGCTGTTCACCTGCCCAGTCATGGAACTCATCACTTGAACGTAGATCGTCAAAGTCACTGTGCATTGCACGGATCTCGTTATGTGCTTTTGTGCGCTGGGCTTGAGCGTTGATCTCATCAATCTCCTTCAAGCGTTCATCAGCGTACTTAAACTTCTCTTGTGCTTTCTTTTCAGCAATCGTTTCAACTATGCCAGCAATCTCAGGGTACTTCTTAGCCCACGCATCAATGCTTTCATCTGAAGTAGGAGCACGTACCTTACCTTCTTTCTGCACTTGTTCAAGCTGAGCTTTCATTTGCTTTAGCTCTTCAGCTTGCTTGTTCATGTGTGTACGAAGATCACTGTAACGTTTCTTGTATGTACGTTCCTCGCCTGATACTTCAGCTTCCTCTTGTGCTTTCTCAGGTTTAGCTTCTTGTTGTTGTTGTTGCTCAGCTTTCTGCTCAACTTCTTCAGTACGAGCTTTCATTAGAGCTTCAAGTTCAGCTTCTTCCTTCTTGATCTTTTCTTCTAGAGGAGTGTAGCTCTTTGGGTTAACAAGTCCTGCTACTTTTGGTGTTTCTACTTGTGCTAGTTCAGGCATAGTCATAGTTCCTTTTTTTATGTTGGGGCCAGCATTATTGCTGGGTAGCCTTATAGTTATTTAAGGGGTGGGGTTTGTATTATAACCAGTCTTTTTTAAGTTTATTAACCATTGCTTTATATGTTTTATAAGCATCATCAAGAGAACCCTCATCAATAAACTCAACGGATTTATCTATTTGAGATCCAACCCAATCCCATTCTTCATGGTCTAGAGGTATAGCTTCTACAATTCTAGGTGCTACGTTGTAATACTCTTCTACTTCATTAGGTACGTTTACTAAATACGTATCTCTAAAGTTACGTAGTTTAGTTAGTGTGGGTCCATCATCAGCTTCACCTCTACGATCAACTATAGCAGTAGTTAAGAAACAACCACCACTGTCTGATTTTTCCTTAGCGTTATCCGTATTAGAGCTATCCCCACCAGCAGCTTCATTAGCACGTCTGTTAGCTGTAGCTACATAATGACCTGCTAACTCAGGATTAGCTCTAAGAGATTCTTTTTCTCTATCTGATAAGTGTTCAGCTACGTTTGCGCTTGTGTTTGGATTGGTTGCATCTAAACGAGTAGACTTTTCATCTCGTGGTGCAGGTGTTGTAACTGCATCTGTTGGACGTGCTGTAGGACGTGTTTTTAATTCTGTAGGTGCTAGAGGAGATGGTTGAGCCGCTGCTTTTGCTTTTTCCATTGCTGTTTTCTGTTCTGCCTCAGTTAGATCAGGATCTCTCCATGTAGTACCTTTAGTTACAGCACCTGTTACAGGATCTACTCTATCTTTTCCAATACCAAAGCCATCTGTAAATGCATCATACCCTGTTTTAAAACCTTTATCAGATGCAGCAGATAAACCTTCATAGTAATCTGTCCTAGCCTCTGGTGATGCAAATAGTAAGTCCATAGTATCAGGAAGCCCTAAGCCACCATATAATCTATCAGATGCAGTTTTAACAGCACTAGAATAAATATTAATCTGATCTTGATTAACATTACCGCTCTTCATTCTACTGGCTAAACTTTGTTGTACAGCTTCTGCTTGTTTCTTTTCAAGTTCAGTTGCAAATTTAGTCAGACCTAAACCAATACCAAAACCTCCAAGAGCAGATCCTATAGCACTTATAGCAAGTTTTTCCTTTGCACCCATAGGTTTAGACTTAGCATAAGCTGTATAGTCTTCATCTGTCCAGTCACTTACAGGTTTATTGCGCCAAGTTTTATCTGATATACCGATAGACTCTAAAGAAATATCATCATCGTCACCGTCATCATCACGCTCACGTTGGACTTGCTGTTGTTCCTCTACAACAGTTTCACCTTTAGGTCTAAACCCTTCAGGTATACGATTAATTGGTCTACCGTTAAAGAAGAAGATAACTACCTCTCTACCTGTATCAGGATTAACAAATGTCCGTGGTTCAAAGCCTGTGTATACAGCACCAGTACCACCGTACTGACCGTAGCCGCCACCTACAGGTTTAGGTACTTCCGTTTCTGGGATGTTACCACCTTCAGCGTAACCCTCTTTGAGTTCTTCGTCAGTAGCATCATCATCATCAGACTCTACTTCAAGCTCATCATCACGGAAGGGTAACTCATCACCTTCTTTAATACGTTCCCAACCCTCTTTAGCTGAACCTAGTAGTTCATCGAAGAAGTCTTCACCAAAGTAACGCACAGCATATGCAGGTATAACGTACTCGTTTTCACTTACTCTGATGTCAATGTCATCACGTACTTCAGAAGGTAAAGCACCTACAGGAGCAGTATTGCCGCTTACAGGGTCTTTTGTTTCATTTAGAAGCAGATCCATTTCCATCTGTGCGTTGTCTTCTACTTCTTTTTTACTTGCTTGGGCCATTCACTTCATCCCTTAAATAAGCTAACTTACGTAAAGCTGCAATCTCACCTTGGGTACGATACATACCTTCCATAGTACTTTCTTGTTCTAACCTGCGCTGGGCTGTAGATATTTTACTATTAAGTGTTTCTACAAAAGAATCCCATAGAGGCTTATCGTTTACGAACTTCTTAATACTGCTCATGTGCCGCTAAAACCTTGCTCACCTGGAGTAGGTGCTGTACCTGTACCTATGTTACCACCACCTGCACCTGTAGTATCACTCACTGCTACACCTGCTTGCTCTGGGGCTGCACCTGGATTAGGTGGTGCGGGTGGTCCCTGCATTGCTGCACCCTCAGGTGGTTCAGGTGGCTGTGTGAACTTCTTTAGTATTTCAGCTTGGATAGCTGCATCACTCAATGAGTTAGTTACTTTATCAGGATCAAGATCCATAGACTTAGCTATCTCACGAATAATGTAGTCGCTCTTCACAAACGGCATAAGCGCTGGATTAGAAGCTACACCCATAAACTGCATCAAGCGCTGTGAGCGTACCTCGTTAGCCATCAAGCTTTCTGTACCTGATGCTTTAACTTCTAAGTCACCCTTGATGTCTGTGTCAAAGTCAAACTGCATGTTGAAGCTAAAGAAAGCACGACCTAATGGTGCAATCAAATAGTCATCGACATTTTTAACTACATTACGGATAGAGCCGTTGGCTGCAGACATAAGCATAGAAATACCAGAAGCAGTACGACCAACACCCGATACCCCTGTTTGACCATGAGCAAAACTTGGGAAGCCTGTACTTTCATCAGCTAATACCCTTGCTTTATCAAAGAGTTGCATGTTCTCACCAGCAACGTTAGGGAACTTAGTGCCGAAGATTCCTTGTCCTGGTGCACCCCCCTGTCTGCGAAACACCTTGCCTGGGTACACAGATAAGTCCTGCCCAGGAACCAAGTTTGTCTCATCAACTTCAATGATTAAGTTACCAGATAGTGCAGCATTGTCAATAGCCATACGCATGAAGCCATTCATTAATGTCTGCGTATCGTCCATATTCTCTGCAATACCTACACCAAAGAAGCTGTAAGGGTTCAACTCATAAGGTACAGAATAGTAAGGAATACGTGCTGGCTTGAATGGGTTAAGTACTAAGCGTAGTACTGTACCGTTACATACCCAAGCGTTAACACTCAGTTGCTCTGCATCCTTTAACTCACTAGGTATACGTACACCGTTATCTTCTAGGATCTCTGAGTCTACGTAACCCCAGAACTCTAGGATCTCATAACGTTCAGGAGCAGTGTTACTTACACTGTCATCCTCCATGTCTTGCTCCCAGTACTTCTTATCGTAAGACTCACCAAGTGCAATAGCTTCATCAATAGAGTCTTTACGGAAGAACGGTCTAGACTTTAATGCTCTCATCTGTGAGCGTGTCATACGGTGACGCTCAACTACATACTCTGCCTCATCCATATTGTACGCATCAGGATCAGGATAAAAGTTCCATATAGATACGTGACTCGTAGATGGTACTGTTTTTATTAAGGGGTCATACTCACCCTCATCATTCCAGTTAGGGTACTCTTTATCTATAGCGAACGGACCCTTCATAATACCTGTACCGAAGAGTGCCATCTCGAAAGCTGTATGACGTAGCTGCTTATTAGCTCCACTTTCTTCTAACTGATCGTGGATCTTCTTTTCCATCTTCTTAGCTGCAACCATAGCAGGGTGAAACGTTACTGTGTCCTGCGTAGTGCCTGGACCTTCCATAACTTTCTCACCGAAGACATCAAGTTTATCTTTCAGTGGACCCATACGCTTCATGCGGTCAAACATAGTTTCACCTGGCTTGAGCTTCTCGTTAGGGTCAAACAAGTAGCTTACCTTAGGTTCCTCACCGAAAGCTGATGTAAGTTGCTCAGTAGCTTGCTCAGCCTGTGGGTTAATGCTTACGTGCAACGACTCAGCTACACCATCAGGTAACGTAGTAGGATTAACTGTAAGAGGGAAACGTGAGCTACCAAACAACACGTCAACGATCTGACCATACGCTGCTAACGTTTTAGTCTTAGTTACCTTAACGAAAACACGAGACTTTTCAGTTTCAGTGAATTGAACATCTGTTCCATAAATACCACGGTAGTTACGGTAAGCACGTAACCAACGAGTTTCATCTGCGTATCGTGCATCCTCTGCACGTTTAAAGCGTGACTCAACGTAAGATACTACACTAGGTGCATCTAGTTCATCACCGTCTTCAATAACAGCCAAATCATCTGTTTCAAACAGTTCGCCTTGATCGTTGTTTTCTGCCATGCTTAATATCCGAAAGTTGAATCTGCAGCTTGAAACCCTGCATTATGTGAAACTGGATTGAAGTCCCATAAAGAACTTCTTGGTCTAGTCATTATACCATACCTGATTGCATCATACAAGTGGTCTTCTGCATTTGTATCAACATCTTCAGGGTTTCTTTTATCTAGCGGTATGCTAGGTAACTGTGCTATAGTGTTGGTGCAAGTCGAGAAAAACACGAGTCTTGGCTCCTCTGTGTACTCATCAACTTGCAAACGGCGGTGAAGCTCGTTCTTACCTGCAACCCGTGAGCCTCGTGAACGGTCAGAAGGACGCCATCGACATCCCTTTTGGTTCATCTGCTCAGCCAAGGACGGGCCTGTGTCGCCTCGTTTGTGCCACAGGGAGCTATCTAACACACCGTACCTGATACTGCCATCTTCACTTTCAGCTTCAAGTATCATATCAGCTAGATCAGTAGCTGTAACTTTAGAACAATATAACTCTCTGTAGACAACAAGCTGCTCACTGGGTGATACAGCAAACCAGACAACGCCTGTGAAACTTCCGTAGCCGTAGTCGCAAGCTCTAAACTTAGTCCAGCTAGAGGGAATTTTATAAGGCTCAACGACATGTATGGCTCTGTTCCACTCAGGAAAGGCAGCACCTTCGTTGACATCCCAGTTACCTTCTAGTAGTTGCTTGCGTTGATGCTCAGGAAGTGACAGAAGCATTGCTTCGTAGTCGCCACTCTCAGCTAAATACGGATTATCAAATAGACTGGCAGGTATGAACCTTCGTTTAAATAGGGGTTGACCAGCTTTACTATGCCCTGATGGGAACTTCAATACCTCACCAGTCTCAATGTCCGTTGCCCAAAAAGACGTATTAGGTGACGCTGGGTCAATGAACATTTTCTTTACCCAAGAGTGTCCTTGTCCACCTGGGTTAGTCGTGGCTCGCATGTACAAGCCTAAGTCTTTGTTTGCACTACGTAAACGTGAACGCATGTAATTCCAGCTATAGGGGCTACCCCACTGAGTCAGTTCGTCAAACGCTATGTAGTTAAACGCCTGACCTTGGTAACGCATAACGTCAGTGTCTCTATCCAAGTACGACATCCACAATGTACCGCCTCTAGGTGTAGTCCACTGACTCTTACGCTCAGACCACTTAATACCTGGTATAGCTTTAGGGTACAACTCTTGGCTTTTCTGTATGAGTTCCCTAAGTTCCTCTGTCGTGTGACGTACAAGTAGACCACTGAAGTCTGGGTGGTTCATGTTACGTAAAGGATCAGCTAATGTAGCGTAACTCTTACCGCCACCTGCTGCTCCACCATACAGCACCTCACGTTCACCTGAAGCTAAGTACTGCGTCTGTGGTCCTGGGTTTGGCCTGAATACAATGTTTTGTGCTTCTATAGGGTCAAACTCAGGAGGCTTTACTTGCGCTGGGCTTGGAGGTGGCGCTGCTGTTGCTACTGTCTGAGTCTTCTTCGTAGGTGTAGCAGCCTGGTCTTTCTTTTTCGAGGACTTCGATCTGACGTAACGCTTTTTCGAGCCGCTGGGCAAGCTGGCGTTTAATTGTAGTAAGTCTTTTTCTTTTACGCTCGACATCTATTCTCTTCTTTAATCCATCGTGGGTAATGCTTCTACCTGATTGTGTAGTTAACCACGCAGATACTTGACGGTAACTATACTTCTTTAGATGTTTCTTTGCAAGCTCTAAAAGTTCTAATTCTTTACTTATCGGTAATAGCCAATCCTCATCGTCAGGATCTATCTCGTAACCAAAAGGTATGTACGTACTTACTCTAGGTATCCGCTGCCAAAGCTTAACTTTAAACGGTGCTTTAGGTAGCATCCAGTACGCATAGTTTAAAGAGCGCTGTCCTTTAGTGTTATTATTATGCATCACTTTCTTGTTGCTTAGGTGGTAATATAAACAACCCGCCTGAAGACTCTACGTTTACTCTTTCAGTCTTTACTACACCAGCACGATCTAAGATCTGACCTGCAGCCATCATCTTTTCTTTGATACCTAGCTGGGTAGGATCGTCCAAAGCAGAGGCATACGCAACTGCAGCACGAGGGCCAACTCTTGACATGTATGATTTAGTTGCGTCAAATATCTCATCTTTCAATGACTCCACAATAGCTGTAGTAGATGACTCAGGGTTATAACCTGCAAGCTTCTTGGCGAGCACAACATCTCCTTGTGCCTCTTCAAAGAGAACTTCCAAAAACTTACTTTGCTTCTCTGTTAAGTTACGTGCCATCTTACTTTACTTTCCTGTAGGCTCTGGTTTTCTTTGCAATCTTTTTAGGCTGAGCCACAAACTGCTTACCCTTAGCAGCGCCTTTTCGTTTAACTCGTGAGGTAGCAGCATACTCAGAAGAACTAAGAGACTTAATAGCTTTCTCAGGTAAGTACCTCTCACCTGTCGCTTTCGGGCCTTGCGTAGAAGGTTTACCACTCTTGGTTCTCCACTTCTGCTTACCCCAAGCCTTTAAGCTCTTCTGAGACTTAGCTAACGCCATTTAGCAGCACTCACACTGACATTCACATTTACGGTTCAATAAAGCACGGATTACACGCTTTACGTAGCATTTAACTTTAGTAATCATTGGTAATTACCTCCCTTAGCTTTGTACTGCTTAGCGACCATTTGGGCTTTCCTGGCGGACCATTGTCCTGGCTTTCCACCTTTCCCGCCAGCTTTGATGGAAGCAACCAAGCGCTTACGCATAGTAGGCTTAGTATAATTACCCGCTGCATTAACCGTAGACTTTTTGGTAGACTTCGCCACGACTTATCCCCATATCGTGCAGTTCTTTGTTACTCATATTCATGAGTACCCAATAATCTGCTCTTCGTTGTTGGTTGTCTTGGAACCGTTTAAATAAACGTTTGAACATGTGCACTACCTCCTTTTGCTTTTGGTGCGGAGGTAGTTATACCATATTTTATGTTAGCGTACTACATACAAGTTTGCATACCCGTTATGATCTAGTAGGTATATAAAATTCTTCTATGTTAAACGTTACAGTAATAGCGTCTGTTACACTAGCTAAACCACGAAACTTATCTGCTTTATAAAACCACAGACTATCTGTAATCTGTAGTAGTGAATTGTTAGGCATACTAACGGCATCAGCTAATGTGTGCCACGTTGCAGTTTGAGAGTCGTAATGGTCTAAGCTAAACGTTGCAGCACTACCAGACTTATTATTCACGTATATACTTTTAATGTTAGCTTCATAACTAGCAGGAACAGTGTACAAATCTACATTGCTACCTGTAAGTAGTTTAGATACTGTACGGTTTTTACTTATCATGGTGCTGTATTCTCTATATAAAGTATATCAAAAGTTGCTGATACTTTTAAGTCTGCATTAGAGCTACTAGCTACTGCACGAAACTCAATGTCTGTTTTTTCAGGAATAGGTATAGGAGCATATACGTCTTGGTGAAAGGGTGTTTGAAATGTATCAAATATATGTTGTGTTCTAAAGACACCATTTAATTCTCTTGTGACTACACGTACTGTAGCTACTTTATTGTTTTGTTCTGTAAATGCAGTAACATCATATTGAAACAAGTATGCAGTATAACCTGCTGGTACAGTCCATAGAGCCATCAAAGTTTGATGATCTCCGTTTATAGTAGCATAAGTAGTACCTCCATTTGCAATAGTCATACTACCTGCAGGAACTGTACTACCAGAAATAAATGCACGATACACTCGTAAAAAACTTCCAGTAGTTGTGGCTGTACCTGAACCAGCTAATGTTACCTCTTCCGATAACTCGTTGTAACTTGCATCTAAACCTTCTACAGTAACTTGTATTCCATTATCAGTAGCACCTGAAGAACTCGTTACAGTCATTGTAACTGCACTAGAAGGGTAAACATATATACCACCGTTTTCCCAAATAGTCTCTTCTACATTCTGTATTAAACTATTATAGCCAAACTTAAATACACGTTTATGACCAGATATAAGACCACGAGATACCTGTAAAGGATACGGGTAGTCACCTACACCGCCGCCAAATGTAACTACCTCTGGGTAACTGGTAATACTCATCTACTTTTTACTTTTCTTTGGTTTCTTTTTATAACCACTAGCGTAGGCTGCACGAGCTTGCTTCTCAGCTTGAGCACGAGTAGGGTACACTTTACCTTTCGTACCCCACTGATAACCACCCTTTACTTTATGTACAGGCATCTTACTTCTTGTTGTTTTTCTTACGGTTGTCAGTCTGTGCTTTAACCATACCACCTAAGTTGTACGTCATTACCTTACCGCCCTTAGCGTAACCTTTTTTCTTCTTGTTCATCATCCCGCCATTCTTCATAGCTGGTTTAGGTTGCTGAGCTTGCATCATACCTTGTTGACGCTGCATGTCAGCTTGAACTGGATCATACGCACCAGTCATACCGCCCATAGCGTAGCCTTTCTTCTTCATAGCGGTCTTGCCACCCTTAGCGTAGCCTTTTTTCTTTCCCATCTTGTTCATCATGTCACTCTTCCTCATCATTATATAAATTATTAAACACTCGTTGCGTATCCCATACGTATTCTACGTCCTGCTTAGAGTGGTACGTGTGTTGATTAGGCTTGAAGTCTGGTGCACCCTGACCTGTCTCAAACCACGCTGGGTGAGTTACTCTCACTCTGTTGTTGGGTAACGCAACTATGTTACCTGTATATGGACCCGCATCTAATAACTCAAGTACGTGACTCTGTTTATGCTGGGCTGGATCATCAGCTACTTCACTATCCGTGTAATCAACTGTGAAGTAATACTTACAAGGGTAGAACTCTCCGTCAACTTTAGCTATCCACGGCGCTGGGCTTGCACGTTCTAACTTGTACACACTGTGGTAGTGTGACATGCAGTCCCACGGCTGAGCTAAGTACGGGGGTAACTCGCTAGGCCACTCAGCCAGAGGTGTATCCGCAACCAACGCAGTGAGCGGCATCCTAGCCCACATAGCCCCACCGTGGACGTTTTCGTCCTCTTCCGTAAAGTCTGACTCGCATCCTGTGAAAATGACTTGAAAGCTGAGCGTTCTGTTGGGCATCGTAGTAACACCGATGACCATACAGTGCAGAAACTCTCCATGATACTCCTCTAAGTTCTTCGTGTATTCACGGCGTACCCACGCTTTGAAATACGGTATGCTACTCGTTAAGTACGGCATAGGGTTAGTTAAGCTATAATAAAGTTAACTATCTGACCGTCAGGCTTACGCAGCTTATTAGGGTCAGGGTTATACGCATACATCTGATTGACTAACTTCAAGTCCTCTACGGGTGTATCAGGTGTAACTAAGTTAGGCTGCTCTAAAGGCTTCTCTTCTACGTTAGCTTTGTACGATCTATCCTTGTCTTGCTTCTCAAAGACTATGTTCTCGTGCGTCTGAAAAGGCATACTAGGTAAAGGAAAGTGAGATATTAAAGTCAAAGGTTGTTGCTCTTCTTCTCTTGTTGTTTTTGTTGTTTATCTTGAAGATAACGTTTCTTCTT